TTTGTTCGAATTGTTGAACTCCTCCAAATCCTCAGTTATTTCGTCGCCGTATATCTGTTTTATCATGTCAAGTTCGGCCTTGAATTTATAAAAGATTCCGATTTGTTGATTCCTGAATTTATTCTTTATCACTTCGGCCTTTGTCGTGTCGATCACGATTCGCTTTCCACATTCCAATTTGACCGTTCCTGAGTACAATTGATGTAATTTTTGTTGTAGTTTGACGGATGTATCCGCCAATATCACTCCCGAATTTCCCTCAATTACTAAATCCTTTTTTAATTGCTTAGTTAATTTATAGGTCATTGGAGACATTTCGCAATGGATGAAATGCTCAGTCACTTTCGACACGAATCCAGCTTCTTTTTGAGTCATTGTCACCATCAAAGGATTGATCTTTTGTCGGACCAGCTTTTCGTTGGCTCGTTCGTATCTTGTGACCTTCATTGAATTGATTGTCATTTCGTACTTATCGACATAAACATTCGCCCATTTGTAGAAGGAAAGCTCCTCGAAAGGCGTGTAAAATGAGATCCAGAGTTGATGGAATATTTGCGAATAAGATTCGGGAGTCAAAGTTCCAGACATTAAAAGAACGTTACATTTCAAGTGTTGAGATATGGACCGGATTATCTTTGTTCGATTACTTGGTTTCGGAAACGCTCCACAATTATGAACCAAAACACCTTCGACAAAATAATTGTGATTATTTTCAATAGTTAGATCATAGACAAAACCGCTTGGACACATTTCGTCAACTCTTTCTCTATTTGTAGATTCGTAAATCTCAACACTTTCCACCCTTTTAAACATAATATTTTTTCTTTTCTTTCGTCTTGTTCTTTTCTTGATTTACTACAATGAGAGAATCCGTCCACTTCTATTGCAATCATTAATTTTTTACTAGCGATGTCAATCTTGTAGTGATTCGGACATTTAAACTCTTTTCTGAATCCTCTTGTTAATTCTATAAACTCCAATGAAAACGAGTCGTCTTTTTTTATAAGTTCATTGTATAGATTCAACTGAGGAACGGTCGCTCCTCTTCCGTTTCCTCCTTGTGAAAAAGGCTTGTGTCCAATCTTTTTTAATGTATCTTTCATTTTATCGATTGACTCTTGATTCGACATGGGATTGTTCTTTTTCATTCGAAATGAAGCCAAAACTCCAGAGCATTTTTTAGAGCAAACCTTCCGTATTTTAACCTGAGCTTTTTGTCCCGAAAAAGTATCTCCACAAACTAAACATATCGACTCGAAAACTTTTTTTGGATGAGCGCATTTTTTAGAGCAATACCCTTTAGCTTTTCCCCTTAACACTTCGTACTTTTGACTTTTAGTCAATTTATTGTCGCAATTAATCGACAAACACTTCATCTCTGTTTGTGATATGTTTTGCTTTTTTCCATCCTTTACGCGTGTATATTTCGTGGTTTTCGGTACATACGATTTCTTTTCCATTTACTTTGATTTTAACAAGTCTTTCGTCTAGTTTGTTTTTGATGACATTTAAAACTTTCCTTTTTTCGACTCTATTTGTTTCAAAGTTAAAACTATTTAGGTAATCACCAATTTTTATGTCCTTTATTTTTACCCCGTCAACCATTGAGTTTTCCAAAAAACAAGAATGCGATTCATCACAAATAATCAGATCCACTCCTTTATGGTCGACTTTATGAACGCTTTCATAGTTTATGATGACCAGCTCGAAATTGAATTGAGCGATGTCAAACCACTTTTGAATGTCTGTAATCGCTTTCTTTTTAGTAATGAACAAAACCTTTCTCGATTTCAGTTTGTCGGCCATAGCGAGAGCGGTCAAAGTCTTTCCGGACCTTACCTCTCCAGATAGGATCGCGACTCTTTTATCTCTCATTACCTGAACAAGCTCGTCGCTTTTTTCGTCTTGTAATGGCCTAAGTTTAAATTCTTCGTTCATAGTTATAAATTTATTTTTATATCGATCGGTTCAATTTGCCCCGTGTCGGTGTTTAATTCTTCGGTGTTCAATTCGATGTCAGTCTGTTTGAGGAATATCGCGAGTTTTTGATTGATCTCGATTTTCCGGTCCAGCTTACCATCGTTTAAAAGACGAGCCTCTTTGATAATTAACTCGCCTTTTTTTATCTCCATTCGTGTGATTCGGATCGTTGCGTTCATGTTTTAAAATGGTAAGTTGTCAGGATCTTCGCTCGTCACGTTGCTTCCTGTGATTATTCGTCCGCCTCTTTTCGGTGTTCGGACCGTGTTGTCGTATTCATAACCTTTAAATTCACAATAGCTACGTATCCAGGAAGTGAATTTTTTCGTTGATAAATACTTTTTAAGATCTGGATATTCGTCCTTGATATTCTCAACCAATTCGGACGGGTAAATATTGCAATCAAGTTTTAAGTTCTCCTCTCCGATCCAGTCCCAGAACTCTTGTGATGTGTTTTGAATGAATCTTTTCGCCGTTGCGTTGATTGAGACTGGGCTTGTCAATCCGATCGCTAAGAACTTTTTAAGACATCCGATCATGTAATTATCGAACTTGGTCCACTCGTCACCGCTCCAACCCTCAAACAACATTCTTCCAAACTCTGAGAAAGGCGTTCGGTACTGGTTGAAATATTGATGAAACTCGATTTCATGTCGCCTTCTATCGTGTGAAGATCCAGCTCCGTTGATTACGTAATTAGTTGTAATTATTATTTTTGGAGATCTTTCGAATGGGATATAAATTTCATCTTTATTTTTTCGGTTGACCGCGATTCCCTCCGTAATGAATGAGAAAAGAGATTCAAAATTGAAGTTTTTCCGAACGTCATCAAAAGCGAGTACTTGAGTATCAATCGAGATCCTTTGAAAAGCGAACTCTCCTTTGTTTGGATCAAAAGTTTTCCCGTCAATCTTAATCAATTTTTTAAAGAATCCGAGAGCGTTCAGGACCAAAGATTTTCCAGATCCTCCGTTCGGATCGTCCGTGATTGCTTCGTCATTGAATATTATCGCTTTTTGATGCGTCTTGTCCTTGAATGAGTGGAGCAGATATCCAAGCGTTGTCTCCATTGCCTGAATACGTTTCGGATCGTCGGCGGATATTTTATGGACGAATTTTTGAAAGTCGTTGTCAATCTCTTCGCTTTCCATAAATTTTCTCTTGACAATCTGGTCCGCCCAAATATACCCGTCGCAATCCATGAAGGAAAGAAGCTCGACGTTATCCTTTGTAACCTTGACCGCTCCGTTTTGATAGTAAAGATACCCGTCAAACTTGGAGTCCATCATCATTTTTAAATTGATAGGCTCTAACATTGAGAGGTATTTTTCAGCGAATAGAACCATTTGAGCCGCGCAATAATTCCACACGTCCAATTGATCGACGCTCACTAAATAATCAAGAACATGATCTTTGATTTTAGACGTTGACGTTGTTGTCACTATATTCGATTGAATGTAGACAAAAACAGGCTCGTCGGCGCTCTCTGGGTAATATTTAAAAAATCCGCTATTCTCCAAAAACAATTTGAAAAGCATCGCGTCGATTGATACTTTTTTTCCTGCCTTAGTTTCTTTTATTTTCCAAAAAACAATGTCCGACTTTGACTGTTCGATTTCGTCAATCAATTCAATCGCTTCGTCCTCGTCCATATTTGGGAGGAGTTTCGCGATTGAAGACTTGTCCGCTCCTCTTCTTAGCTGGGTTTCGACTTTCTTGTAAGTGTCTCGATCTTCAAAGTATTTCGTTCCTTTTGAATTTGAATTTTTATAAGCGGACCGAATCAAGGTAAAAACCTCCTCGTCCTTCAAAGCTCCTCGAACTATGTCGTGGATAATTGTCGCCTCAGCCGTTGATCGATCGATCCCGTACTCATTGAAAGCGTTCGCCAATACAAACAAATTATTATTTCGATTCCCTTCGACAAATCCAAACTCTCTCTCCCACCATTTAAGCAACTTTTCAATAATCTTTTGATCGTTGTTCAAAATTATCGACGGCGTTCTCTCTGTATAACTATATCCTTCCTCCTCGTGTTTTACGGTCCAAATCTTTGAATCCATATCAACGAAGATATTCGGATCGAAACTCTCGTAACAAACACGGCTCACATTCTTACAACTAACATCGAAATATTCGTCACAATCAAAATGTTTTTGAAGTGCTATGAAATAAAGTTTGTGTTCTTCCTTGTCACATTCTGGAACTTTTACGATCACTTTCAACCCGTTACCACTTGGAGAGGTGAAAACACTCATTGTGAATTCGGACGCTTCCAAAGTATCTCGCCAAGTCTTGAAAGTTTCATCGTCTGGAAAGCCGTCGAAATCAAGACAAATGTATCCTGAATGTTTTATCAGTCCTTTATCGCTTCGTTGAGAGAATGTCCCAGAGAACAAAAAACAAGGGAGTTTGGTCTTGAGTTCGTTTCTCGCGTCTTTGTTTTCTTCGAGTCGAATCTTTTCGAGTAAGTCCTTTGATGACCCCGTTTTGATTCTTGAGAAAGCTTTCTCGATGTCTATTTCAAACGCGACTCCTCTCGGATCGAATAAATTTTTATAACAAGTAATCATAATTTTATATTGTACAAAATAGATTTTTAACTAGGACCAATTCAGGTTGTGTGAATTTATTATCGTCTAATTTTATAAGATTTTGGATCGTGCTTTTTTGATTTGTACTGGAGGAATAGGAATAGATTTGATCCTTTGATAACTCCTCTGTAATCCTTCCTTTTGCAATTACTCGATTTCCCGAAGTTAAAACAGGGAACAAAGGCTCAAAAACGATCATAATCTTTTCGGATACGACTCCGATATCTCCGACAACGACTCCAAGAGTATCGTTCGGGATTAGCTTGTCCGAAGATCTGGAGACTCTGACAAAGTCTCCAGGTAACGGATAGGGATTGTCTATATTAGAACGAATCATTTAATTTTTCTTTTACTAGGTTAACAACTTTTAAAAACTTAGACAAAGCGGCCTCATGTTTTTCGATATCCTTTTGAATATCCTCTCTTTTTAATTCAAGGATAAACATTTGATTTTTTTCGACTCTTGGATCAAAAGACACAAAGAACATTTTCTCAAGTGTTGGAATCAATGTGAATGTATGCCAGATTTGCTCCTTGTATTCGTTCGGGAGTTTCCCTTCGAATAAATATCCGATATGTGTCTCCGAGTTTGGACATTTCGTTTCGATTGCTTCGGTAATAATTCCATCTTTATAAATTAAACCATCGGGCGAAACGTGACAACCTTTCCAAAGTTTGTTTTGAATTAATCCAGTCGTTGAGACTTCTTTCCCTGTTCTCGATTCAAATTCCCTCACCGCGTAAGGCTCAAGGTTCGTTCCTCTCTCCATTGCTTCGGATACGAAATTGTCCTTTACTTGAGTCGATTCAGTAGCCGCGACCAATTCGAACGCGTACTTTTTAAACGTTGAGGAGTGAACCTTCTTTGAGCTACTCGCCCCGACTGATCCCTTTCTCAATTCGTGCCATTTGTCCGACCCTTGAATCACGTCGTTGTATATTGTTAAATTTTCCATATTATTTCGGTAATGTGTTTTTTAAAGACTCTTTTAATTTGATTAGTTCTCCGTTGTTCTTCTCGTCCTTATTGAATGAGGACCAAGCGTCTTTTAGTTCTCCAAGATCAAGACATCCGTTCAGCTTCGATATTCCTTGAGCTGGATCGATTTCCTTCTTTGGAGCTACTTCTCGGATTCTTAGCGCGTCGGTAAC